GTTGATATACTCGCACACTTCCTCTGCTGTTGGCATTGTGTTGCCATCAAACGGATTGACCATCTTATCCTCCTTCCTTATTTCCTTTGCCCTACCCTCCGAAGAGGGTAGGGGCTTTGTTTGTTATCTTATTCCTTTGAATAGGTTCATGCACCTTTGGAATTCTTCAAGTTCAATCTTGCTATTAATTATGTTACTATCGCAACTAATGCATTTGTATTGCGTATCGTATATGGGTTCATAATCTTCATCGTATGATGGACCATCTTCCATATCGTTGACCCATTCTAATTCGCAGATTGGGCATTGTTTGAATTTGCTAGTCATATAATATTCACCTCCTTTTCCTTTGCTATGTAACTAATATGACAGGTCAAGGTAAACAGAAGGTTAACTGAAGGTAAACATTAGGTAAACAATTTGGAACCTTGAACGTAGACAAATGGGAGTTATTTAATGACACCCATTAAATAAGATGCTCCCCTACCTACCAAGTGGTAGACAGATGACGCCCCGACACGTCCGCCGCCGCAGCGCTAAGATCTCCTTATCTTTAGGACAAGAAAACCCCACCCTTTCGGGTGAGGCTTCCTGTACTACTGTGCTTGTCTGGCACAGTCTGGGACTATCCCAGTGAAGATTAGTATTGAGTAGATGATGCATAGGGTTATTGCTACCCATCCGACATCGTTACGGTTTAAGAATTGGATTAGTTTCTTCATTGTTTCACCGTCCTTTCTCCCCCTGTTCTGTTGCCAAGTCGGGGGCGACTCCGAGTCTTACTCACTGAGAGTAAGGTTGCTAACCCTTACTCTTGTAGCCACATGTCGTAGTACTTGCAGAGATAGTATCTCATGTGTACTGCGTGTGCATCACAAGCGTCAGTAGGCGTGATGTTGCGGATTGATGGATCAAACAATTCTGGAAATTGTTGGACAATCATATCGCTTACTACATTCACGTGAACTTGCGCTTTCGCTAGTGCGTCTAGCGCTACTGTCACTCTTGATGCTAGCTCTAATCTTGGTAGCTTTTCTTCCATGCTCTTGCCTCCTTTCATATAACTACTATGACAGGTCAAGGTAAACAGAAGGTTAACTCAAGGTAAACATTAGGTAAATAGTTTTTTTATTTTTGTGATTAATTCAATGAATTTAATTTAATGAGGTCCATTAATTAATTGAATGATCTATCAATTAATTAATGGCATACATTAAATAGGGGGGCACCCCCCTTGGTGGGGGTGGCTTATTATTACCCGTCTTTTTCTGGAAAATGCAAACACCTAAAGGTGCCAATATACCGTTTGAATGTGTTACACTTAATTGATAGCTATTTTGAAAGGAAACAATGGCACTTAAAGGTGATGATGTAACGGTTGCAGCTTCTGCTACTTTGCTATTTACTGCTACGTCCGCTGCATCTGCTACGAACCCGCAGAAGATTATTATTCAGAACAACACGAGCACTATATGCACGATTGGCGCTTCTGATGTAGCTGCGGGTTCTAATGGTATTGTGCTTCCGGCTAGTGGAAATAATAAGGTAGAACTAAACTTAACTCAGCCTGCTGAGGAAGTTTACGCTATTTCTTCTTCCGGTAACATATCTATACAGTATTTAGTTGACAACGTGTGAAGTTACTATCTCCTGAACTGCTTGCTCATGCTAGCCCGCAGGAGTTAGAACTTTACCAACATCAACTACAGTATGAGCTAGCTAAGCGTAGCCCACTTGATCTTATGTGCTGGTTGTCTCCTGAGACAGTTAGAGCACCACATTTGGAGTATTTGAATGAGATCATTGTTGCGTTTACCGAGTACCGACTCTATAAGTCCGGAGTTGGACCAGCACCTATATGGGTATATACGACAGATGGAGAAGACCGTCATGTTGTTGACAGCCATGATGATGTGCCTTTTGATAAAGCGCTTGATTTCTGGGGCGAGAACCCTGATACGAAAGAAAGGGCACTTCTACGGTTAGCTATCGCTATGCCGCCCAGACACGGTAAGTCCTATTTAGTGTCTGAGCATTTGCCGTTGTGGTACTGGATGCAGCACCCTGACAACCACATAGCCTTTGTTACGTACTCTGACGACTTTGCCACGAAGACGTGGGGCAAGAAGATGCGTGACAAGCTGCTAGAGAACGAAGAGAAGCTAGGCTTGACGCTAGCAAAGGGCGAACGCCACGGAGCCGACCACCTGTACTTTAACGAAACCAAAGGCGAAATGTTCTTGGTTGGTACAGGAGGAGCGTTAACTGGTAAGGGCTTTCAGCTAGGAATTATTGACGACCCTATCAAAGATGCTGTAGATGCTTTGTCACAAGCTAACAGGAATGCAGCAGGCAACTTCTACTCGTCTGTGTTTATTAAACGAAAGACTCGTCTGCCTGAACGTGGTCTGCCATTAGAGATTATGATGTTTACGAGATGGCATGAGGACGATCTGGCAGGCAGGTTTGTGTATGACGAGGACGGCACAGCCAGAGACGACTGGTATGCTGTACGGCTACCGGCTATAGCAGAGGCTGATGATCCTATTGGACGTGAAGAAGGGCAAGCATTGTGGCCTATGGTTCGTACCAAGGCGCAGCTATTAGCTGAGCAGAAAGAAGACCCGATGTGGTTTGCTGCTCAGTTCCAAGGAACGCCTACGTTTGGGGAGAGCGGTATGTTCCCTAAGTTTCATTTTTACAAGAAAAGCAAAAGCGAAGACGTAGAAATGTACAACTGTGACGCAATAAGTGACCACGAAGTGTCAAGAATTATAAGAGCAGATGAGTGCGTTAGGTACGCTACATTAGATATGGCAGCTACAAACAATAGCTGGTCCGACTACAGCGTATACAGTGTGTGGGATTTCCACAGGGCACAGCAAGTTTTGATACTGGTAGACTTTGTACGAGAACGTGTGACGGTAGATAAACACGAAGAGTGGTTACGTGCCTGTTATAGCAGGTGGCCTAGCACAGCGTTTGTCGGTATAGAAGACAAAACGTTTGGTAAAGGTTTACTACAGCAGATGGTACGTAGTGGAGGAATGACTGTTCGCCCGCTTAAAGCTGACAAAGACAAAGTAGCACGTGCTATGCCGTACGGTCAAGCTGCAGCTAACGGTCAGATATTTTTTCCGCAAAACCATCCTAAGATGCACGAATGGACCAGCGAGCACGCTCCGTTCCCTAACGGAACCCATGACGACATGGTAGATACAGGAGGGTATGCGTGGGCTATAGCTAGTAAAATGCCACATCTAACTGTAAAACAGAACACGGCTCCTGCTACTACTGAAGAAAAATTAGAACGTTATATTGAGAAAAGAGAGAAAAGTAGAAAACGGCGCAGTACACTGTATGGTACACTAGGGCGATAAGCGAAAGGACAGATTCCTATGCCATACACTATTCACCATGATTTTGACCAGAACACTGCGTACGGGGCACGATGCACTAATTGTGGGAACATAAAACAACCACATCATGTCGGAGTGTTTCGTCCACAAACTATGGACGACTTTGACGGCTTCCACGACATTTGTCAAGACTGTATAGAAGAAGCTGCTAACGATTTAGGGTTTGCTGCTCCGGCTGTTAACAAAAGACTAAACACTACAATAAAGAATTTACGAAAAGATTTAATAGAAGCACGAGAGTTATTTACAGAGTCACAAGAAACTATACGTAATTTATGTAGGGAGAACAGTAACCTACAGGAAGAGTTGGCTGATTTAACGTCTTCGTTTGAGCCTGTAGAATGATTATTGTTCTTTGCGTTTTAGCATTTTTACCGTTCTGTTCTGCTATAGCTATGGCGTATGTTAATGTATACTTGTATAAAGAAAACGTTAAACTTAACGAAGCGTTGATGCGGGTGCAGAACCCTATAGCTGTTAACGCCATAAAAGCGTCTGAGTCAGTAGAGTTACCTGACAAGCCGCAGCCACCCCAACCAATATATAGATAGTATGGTACAATTTTAGTATGGCTGATTACGACAATAAGACCGGTTATGTACGTGAGATGTACAGTGACGGCGTTAAACAAATACGGGAAGAACTCCGATCATACTGGTTAAACCACGCATTCTTGCTAGGGTATCAGTGGGTGTTCTGGAACACAGACAGCCGAAGACTAGATATTATTAATCAAGACTTTGACCGTATACAGCCGACAATGAATCGTATGCGAGCCAACGCTCGTACAATTATTTCTACGCTGACGCAACGTCAACTTACGTTTGAGAACCCGCCTACATCTTATGACGATGCCACAATCCAAAGCGCTCGTCTAGGTGAAGCAATTATCAAAGACATACATGACGAGCATAGTTGGGAAGTTAAACGAGAGCAACACATGATGGCTACTCTAAAAGGCGGAACAGCAGCTGTAAGCGTTGACTGGGACGCAGAGAACAAAACCACCATAGAGCAGGTTCTGCCTATTGGTGATTTTTTAGTTGAGCCTGCAGCGCTAGACCCTGAGACAGCTAGGTGGTGGATACGCAAACAGGCGTTACCACCTAAGCAAGTAGNAGGCTATGTTTGATTTACCAGAAGAGCCACCGGCAGATGGAACTGCGGCTATAGACCCCTACATGCAACGGCTAGTAGCTGACCACGTAGGGAGTGGGACAACAAACGTGCCACGCACATTTGTCCTTACATATTACGAACGACCCAACCCTTTACGCCCAGAAGGTCATTTCTGTGTGGAGATAGACAACAAAGTTATTCAGCACGGAGACTGGCCGTTTCCTTGGAAAGACAGGCTTAACATAGTCTGTGCTACCGAAACAGCTGTAGAGAATCGTTGGCACGGATCTACAATTTTAGACGATGTTCGTCCGGTACAGGTAGCGTTGAATGCTACGTGGGCTAATTTACTAGAACATCTACGAGAT